CGGAGCAAGAGGTGTCAATCACCTAGCAAGTAAACTTTTGTTAACTCTTCTCCCACCTAACTCTCCATTCTTTAGACTAACCATTGATGATTTTGATATAGAAGAGTTAGTCGGCCCAGAACAAAGGGGAGCAGTTGAAGAAGGGTTTGCAAAGATTGAACGCTCGGCTATGAATGAGATAGAAACAGAAGCCTACCGTGTCCCAGTATTTGAAGCATTAAAACATTTAATAACTACAGGTAATTGCCTTCTCTATCTACCAGAAGAAGGTGGTATGAGAGTATTCCACTTGGATAGGTTTGTATGCAAACGTGATCCAATGGGTAACTTAATATACCTTATAACTAAAGAATCTCTGGATGCAAAAACTATACCAGAGAAAGCGAGAGTAGCTCTAGGGCTTCCTTCACCACAGGAACTTTCCCCTGAGTCTCCTGACAAGCCCTATGAGCTATTTACTTATGTGTGCAATAAGGGAAAGTATTGGCACATACACCAAGAAATAGGATCTACTATTATCCCCGAATCCTTCGGCAAATTTCCTATTGATAAGAACCCATTTATTCCACTACGCTTTAGTAGAGTTGATGGAGAGTCTTATGGTCGAGGGTTAGTAGAAGAGTACCTTGGGGATCTTAAGTCACTTGAAGCACTATCTCAAGCTATTGTGGAGGGATCTGCGGCTGCTTCCAAAGTATTATTCTTAGTTAGACCTAACGGTACTACTAGAATAAAAACAATAGCTGATGCACCAAGCGGTGCAATAGTACAAGGTGATAAAAATGACGTATCTACATTGCAAGTTGATAAGTTTAATGACTTTAGAATTGCACAGGATATGGCACGAGACATACAAGAAAGGTTAGCTGCGGCTTTCCTTCTTAATTCCTCTGTTCAAAGGAACGCTGAAAGAGTAACAGCAGAAGAAATACGCTTCATGGCACAAGAATTAGAAAGTGCTCTTGGTGGTGTGTACTCTGTTCTCTCTCAAGAGTTCCAATTACCACTAATCAATATTCTTCTTGGTAAAATGGTTAAGAAGAAGAAGATGCCTAAGTTTCCAAAAGAGTCAGTTAAACCACAGATTGTTACTGGTATGGAAGCGTTAGGTCGTGGTCAAGATCTAAACAAACTATCTCAATTCTTAGAGTATCTAGCTCCACTAGGGCCAGAAGTGTTATCACAGAAATTAAACATTGATGATTACATGGATAGACTAGGAGCATCTCTTGGTATTGACACAGGAGGTTTGATCAAGACTGATGAACAGATTCAACAGGAACAAGCAGAAGCCCAACAAGCACAGCAAGCACAAATGGAGCAAGCACAGCAAGCACAAATGCAAGCTGATGTTATTAAAGGAGCAACGCCAAATATGGTCAAAGGTATGAATGATCAGATGGCTAATAATCCTGAGATGGCTCAACAAATGCAAGAAGCTATGACACAACAAATGGGTAATGCATAATTAACACACAGTAAGAAGGAAACATAATGACAGAAGAAGTTCAAACATATGGAGGAGAAGGTACAAATCAAGTAGGATCATCAGAACATGTACATAACATGTTTGCTAAAATGGAGGAACCTATTCAACCTAGTGACCAATCAGAAGAACTGTACACTAGAAATGATGATAGACCTGAGTGGCTCCCTGAAAAATTCAGTTCTGCCGAAGAGTTAGCACAAGCATACAATAATTTAGAGCGACAATTCCATTCAAATTCAGAAGAAAGACAACAACAAGCAGAGCAAGAGAGATTCCAAAATGAGGAAGCTCCAGAAATAATGAATACCACCCCCTCTCAAGTACACAAACTACTTGATGATAGGGGATTAGACTTTAGTGTGTTTCAAGATGAGTATAACGAGACAGGTACCTTATCTAAGGAAGCAATAAAAGCTCTTGATGAACAAGGAATATCCGAACAGATGGTCTCCACTTGGTTAGAAGGCCAAGAAGCTGTAGCTGAACAAGCTATTGAACACCTATATAACGAGGTAGGTGGAGAGGAGAATTATAATCTGATGATGGAGTGGGCAGCAGACAACCTACAACCTTGGGAAGTTGAAGCTTACAATAAACAAATTGAAAACCTAGATGCAAACACTAACTTTGCTATACTAGGTATGCAAGCTCGTTATCAAAATTCGGTGGGTATACCACCAAACCTACTGTCTGGTGATGTAGGAGAGGACATAGCTCCTCGCTTTGAATCACTAGCAGAACTTACTTCGGCAATGAGCGATCCGAAGTATGGACAAGATCCAGCTTACCGTGCACGTGTGGCACAGAAGTTGAGATTTTCAAGTGTGCTCTAACAAAGAAACAAAGGACAAAACCAAAAAGTAAGACCTAGCCCTATGCGTAGGATAACTTTGTACCGAACTTTGTGAGACCGAGATTTCCGAGTTATTAACCAATAACCCTTAATCTAAGGAAAAACAATATGGCACAAGACTATACCGCAATTCATAGGGCGGGTGTGGATAATGCAACAACTGGATCTACTGGTCAAGGTCGTGCATTATTCCTAAAGCTGTATGCAGGAGAAGTGCTTACAGCGTTCCAATCTAAGAATATCATGATGCCTTTGCATCGTGTGCGAACAATATCAAAAGGTAAGTCAGCCCAGTTTCCGATGACAGGTAAGTACCGTGATGCGGGTTACCATACACCGGGAAAGGAAATCGTACCGACTGCTGCCAAGCAGGGTGAGAGAATCGTTTCGATTGATGACCTGTTAGTTAATGCTCAGTTCATTCCGAACATTGACGAAGCAATGTCTCATTATGACATACGTTCTATATACACTCAGGAGGCGGGATTTGGTCTCGGTAAAGTTGCTGACCAAAATATCTTGAGACTCGCAATTAAAGGTGCTTTGTGTGAAAGTTCAGCTATGGCTCAACTTACCGCAGGTGCACCAATGATTCAAGAGTACTCAGCATTTGCAGATGAGGATTTCACCCAGAATGTTGTCATTGGGGCAACTGCTGGAGCAACCTCAGATATTGCTAAATCCAGAGAGCCTCAGTCTATTGCACAGGCAATCATGGATGCAAAGCGTATCCTGCAAAATGCGGATGTACCCGGTGAACCTTTCGTTGTTTTAAACAATGATACATATTTCGATATGTTTAAGGTCTCAGGATCAAATCCACTTAATGACCTAGTTATCTTCAACCGTGATATAGGTGGAACTGGTAGCCCAATGACAGGTGCAGTCCCTCAAATCTTAGGGATGCCTGTGTATGTGACTAACCACCTTGGTTCATTTAGTGTTGGAACAACTACTTGGAACTCCGCTTTATGGACTATTGCGGCTAACGTAGGTCAACATAAAACTGGTACAACTTCGTGGGGTTCGGATCAGCCTTTAGCTGGTGAATCATATCGGACTACTCAGTATGACACAGGTAGTACTGATCACAATGCATGGACTACAGAAGTAACTAATAACAACGCTACTGCTGGAACGAGGATTACAGCGAGAATATCCGCTGTTGCCCAACGTGTCATTGGATTAGTAATGACAATGGATGCAGTTGCTACATGTAAGTTAATGGATCTTTCCGTTGAGTCTGAGTACCAGATCAACAGACAAGGTACATTGATGGTATCTAAGTATGCAATGGGACACAACGTGTTGCGCCCTGCGTGTTCAGTTGCTTTGATCCAAGGACTATAAGATCAAGGTAATTCTTTTTGGGAGTACTCTTTAATTAGGGTACTCCCTTTTTTTTACTACATTAGAAAGGTAACATGAGTCTAAATAGAATGACTGAATTAGAGGCAGTCAATACCATGTTGGTAACGATTGGAGAACAGCCAGTTTCTAGTTTAGATAACTTAGCAGGACTTCAAGATGCCAGTATTGCTAAACAGATACTCTCTAACATCTCACGTGCAGTACAATCTAAGGGATGGGTGTTCAATTTAGATCTTCAAGTTACATACACACCAGATGCAAATGGGGAAATAGTTTTAGGATCAAATGTTTTACGAATTGATACAACATCTAAAGTTAGAAGTTCAACCAAAGACATAGTTGAACGAGGCGGTAAACTGTATGATAGAGAGAACAATACAAGTGTATTCACTGATAGCGTAAAGATAGATAGAGTAATTGTTTTAAACTTTGATGATCTACCAGAGACCGCACGGAGGTACATAGCAGCTAGATCTGCCCGTGTATTTCATGATAGGGTAGTGGGATCAGGTGAGTTACATAGGTTCTTTCAGGAAGATGAAGGACAGGCGTGGTCTGAATTACTGGAGTATGAAGCAGAGGTAGGAGATTACACCATCTTTGATGACTATGATGTGTACAGAGTAATAGAGAGAGACATAGGTAAGTTAAGACAAACTACTACTACAACAACATAAAATGGCATTAATATCAGGAACAATTCCCAGTTTAATTAATGGTGTTTCCCAACAACCAGCAACACTTAGGTTGCCTACACAGGGTGAGATACAAGAGAACGGATTGTCTCACATTGCAAGAGGATTAGAGAAAAGACCATGTACTGAACATATTACAGAAGTAACTGGTGTAACTTCTAATGATAGTAATGATGTATTTATCCATACTATTAGAAGATCAGAAGATGAAGCCTATGCTTTAATTGTTAAAGGTGGAACTAGCAGTACTGATGCACAGGTTAAACTAATTGACATCACAGGATATGCTACTGGAAATCCGGGTGATGAAGTGTTTATAACACAAGATGATAAAACAACAAATG